ATAAGTGGGTGGGAGATTTACTTGATAACGAATCTAAGAAAGTATACTTAGAATGGAAGAAAAGAAACCAACGACTCACTTATCAGTTCGAACAAGATGTCACAAAACTATTAGAGAAGAAAACTATACAAGAGGTACTAACAGTCAATAAGGGACAACACCCTTATCTCTTGAAACAGTTCTTAGGTAAGAAGATATCTTTAGAAACAATGTGTATTCTAGATGATATAACAGAATACAGTAAGAAGTGGAACACACTGATTACCGAAACATTGATATATCCAGAAACGATAAACAAAATTAATAAGTATAAATCATTTATATCTTATAACAAGAATACTTACAAACAGAAACTAATAAAACTATGCTCTACCTAGTCGGAAATGGACCATCAAGAAAGAATGTCGATTTAAACGAATTAGACAATTGGTGGGGAATGAATATGATATATCGTGACTACACACCAGACTTATTGTTTGTTCAAGATGTTGCACCTCAGAATGAAATGATTACAGACCAATGGTATAAGAAACATAGAGTCTGCGTAGGCGAGTGGAATGAGATTCCTATGGAGATGTGGGACATGATGAAACACGGATTGCCAGGAGAAGTAGTAGAGAATCGATTGCCAGACGATGATAGATTTGTAGTCCAAGGAGAGAATTATAGGGGAGAAGGACAGAGGAGTTATATGATTGGATATTCTTTTTCCTATGTCAACAACATAGTTATATATACAAATGAACTCCTCAAGAACACCTTTGCTGGAATATATGCATTAGGATATGCTGTCCACCATGGACATAATAAGATATGTTTATTAGGATATGATTCATTACAGTTCGGAGATTTACAAAACATATATGGACCAGATGATTGTTATACATACAATACAGTCTATACAGAAGAGAACTCAGGTGTGGGAAGACCGCAACAAGCACAATTTATTGCGTTGTTGGAACACATAAATAAGGAGTATCCAGATGTGGAGTTATTTTTCAAAAACCCCATTGACGGATTCGATAAGATTGAGTATAATGGAATTATATCTCGATTTAATATCGATGATAGGTGGATTCTCGGCACGGCGTGCTTTGAATCCGAGTTATAATAAGATGCGATACGATGCAATACAATTGTTAATACAAGGAGAATACAATGTCAACATCTTTAGATAAGCTTAGACAGGCCATGGAGTCTGCATCACCAGCTCAAGGTGATAAAAAATCCTACAACGATGACAACTACTGGAAACCAGAACTCGATAAGAGTGGTAACGGATACGCAGTAGTTCGTTTCTTACCAACACCAAATGACGAAGAGATGCCATGGGTATCTTACTTCGACCATGGATTTCAAGGTCCAGGTGGATGGTATATTGAAAAGTCTTTGACTACCATTGGTAAGAAAGACCCTGTAAGTGACTACAACACCTCGTTGTGGAACACTGGAATAGAAGCAAACAGAGAATTGGCTCGTAAACAGAAGCGTAGACTTCATTATGTGTCAAACATCTATGTTGTTTCTGACCCTAAAAATCCTGATAATGAAGGTAAAGTGTTCATGTACCGTTATGGTAAAAAAATCTTTGAAATGCTAAAAGAGGCAATCTCTCCTGCATTTGAAGATGAGAGTGCTATCAATCCTTTCGACTTAAGAGAAGAAGGTGCGAACTTCAAAATCAAAATCAGAAAAGTAGATGGTTATTGGAACTATGACAAGTCAGAATTCGATGCCCAAGCACCACTTTTTGATGATGAAAATCAGTTGAATGATATAAATAATTCAACTCATTCATTAACGGATATAATTTCACCTGACCAGTTCAAGTCATATGAAGACTTGAAAACAAAACTCGATAGAGTTCTTGGACTATCAGGTGGCGTTGCAAACTCTACTGCTGAATCAGTTGCTGAAGACATGGAAGAAGTGCCATGGTCTGGCGTGAATACTGAAACAGTAGCAGAAGAACCTGTAATCTCATCAGCGGAATCTACATCGGTAGGTGATTCAGATGAAGATAATGCGATGGATTACTTTAAGAAGTTAGCTACAGAAAGCTAATTTCTATAGGGTGTAGTTGTGTTTATAATGTGTCCTTTGATTGCAACTACAGACTTCGGCCGTGGATATGGGGGTATCGAAGTAGGGGAAAGATTATCGGCAAAATCAAGCGGGATAATCGGTGAAGAGCGGGTTGCTGTAAGCGTTGGGGCGACTTCACACCATTTAAGAAAATGAATTATGACAAGTGTTTCGCCAAGAAGACATCCAAAATCGAAAAGGGTCGAAAACTTCGACCAGCTTCTTCGTAGGTTTAAAAAGGCCTGTGAGAGAAAAGGTATAGTTCAAGAATGTAGAGATAGACAATACTACACTAAACCAAATGTCGTAAAGAATCAAAAGAATCAAGCACTCAAAAGAAAGAAGAAGCTTGATGCCATCAAACGAGAAAAAGAAAGTCGTCCTAGACAACGCTGGATGTATTAATGAAATTAATAAGAACTACAAAGCGTGAACTAAAGTCTCGTAAAGAAACACCTTCACATGCATCTACTCAGGTGCATAAAGATAAAACGAAAGTTATTCCTCGAAAGAGAAAGTATAAGAGTTAACCAAGTTTACCAGAAGGAGTTGCTGTTGCAAACTCAAGGCCTCTATCAATCATATCCGGAGTCTTTTCATAGCGGACATCTGTATGTGATGATGAATCAATATTCATAGCTGTGTTGGAGCTCGAACCACCTGGTGTTTGGGCAGATGCCGATGCATCATCAACATCTGTCTGCAAGTTTGACATGTCAGCACCTTGTTCAACTGGTGGAAGGTTTTTGTATAAATTGTCAATCATTCCTTGAGCATCATCAATTTCTGAACCTTCAACTAGATTTGTAGCAACTGAATCTCCTGCCATACCGCCTGCTACAGCAGAACCGATAACACCAAGCCCATAAACTGCCCAACCAAGTGGACCTGTAGCAAGCAATGGTGATAATACAGTTGCAGCTGTGGCAGCAGCTGCTAATGAACCAGTACCTTTACCAACTGAACCTGCTCTATTAGCAGTATGAGCTCTTTGAATCAATTCCCATTCTTCATCAGTTATTGTTCTCATAGTGACATTACCTGATCCATCGGGCATTGGTAGTTCTTCTCCTGATTCGTATGCCATTTTGATTCTTTCAAATTTTTCATTTTGGTCTGTCCAATCCATATAGATTTCTGCTCCTGCTCCAGCTGGACCTAAAGCTTTGGTTGCAGTCACTTTAGCGGCCTTTAAAAGATTGGTACCTGTAGCTCTAGCTACATCGTCACCAGCTGAAGTTGCAACTTTAGCCGCATCGTCAGCAAGACTAGTTGTTTTACTTCCAGCTTTAGCCGCATCGTCAGCAAGACCACTTCCAGCTTTAGCCGCATCATCAGCAACTTCTGGCGCCAACCATCCAAATAGTCTTGGCATTTTTTCCGCAAGAGTTTTTCCCAAACCAGTGAATATGCCTGTTATCTTACTAATCGTTTTCTGAGCTGCAGTGGTAAGCCCAGCCCATGGATCCCAATCATCCCACTTCATCCAGAGCGTCATTAAACCAGCACCAACGAGAAGCCATGGTAGCAATGCCGCCAGAGAAGCAATCGCTTGTTTTTTCAGGTTTTTCAGTTTTAATTTATGTTCTATTACGGCATTCTTTAATCTTGTTTTATGATATTCTACTTCGCTTTGTTTTCTTTCTTCGTCTGCTTCTTTTTTATCTGATAATAAAGCTTTGCCATCAGGACCAAGAATAGATTTGGATTGTTTTTCTATTGCTTCCTTCACGCTAACAACAAATAAAGGATCATCTTTAGTTCCAAGAGGACCGGTTCCTCCACCCACAGCATCTTTTTCATCATCGTCACTTTCGGTTTCACTGGATCCAAACCCAAAGAATCCTTTAACTGAACCCCACATATTTGAGAAGGCCTCTTTTGTTTTTTGCCATGTTTCTTTAACCCAAGCCATGGCTACATCCAATGCCTCTCCTACTATAGGAATTTTTTTAATGAGAAAAACCAAACCTTTTAAAAGGGGTATAGCTATAA